TGCTCCTGATCCAGATTCTGCTGATCCCATTTCAATAGTAAGTGTTGTTGAAGTTGGAACTGTTGTCACCATAAAATTAGTGTCATCAAAATTACTAGAACCAAAATCAGAATCAGTGATAGTAGAAAAATTATCTAAACGAATAATATCGTATTGTTTAATATTGTGATCAGATGCAAATGTTAATGTAACAGTTGCGTCACTTTGTGTTGTTGTAAAGGCATTTGTTAATGTTGTTGTAGATTTAATAGGAGTAATGTCATAAAACGCTCCTCCTGAGTATACGTATAAAAATCTGTTTGTGCCTAATGCTGAATACTTAATACCATTTGCATTAACAAAATGGTGTAGTGCTGTATTTCTTCCTGTAAGAGTATTGTCTCCTAATTGAGCCCAACCTCCAACTTTTTCAGGGGAGCCATATCTAAAACGAACATAATCACCACTGACCCATTGGCCCTCGCCACCCGTTGCTGTGACCTGTTTGTTAAAACCTGGTTGAAATTTTAATTTTTGTAGCATAGCGAGCCTATTCTATGCCTTAGGGTTTAGGAAATTTATTTTTAGTAGCTGTTCTTTTAGCTTGTAAATCTGTAAGTGTATCTCCACCATCTAATAAAGCATGGATGCAATCTTCATGGTTTGGATATTCAGCTTGTCTATTTCTTTTCCAACCTTCACTATCATATTCAGCTTGTAGTTCGTTCATTTTAGTTTGAATGTCTGCTTTAGATATTTCAGCAGTTCCTTCTAACCATTCTATTTCTATTGTGTCTATATCTGATCCTCTAGTTACTACTTTTGCATCAGGATTAATTGCTAATATAGCATCTATTACTCTTATCATTATCCCTCTATTTCTATTAAAGTTATTGTTGATGTTTCTCCACCAGTTCCTTGAACTCCAACTGCGGCTGCATTATCACCACTAGAAAGTTGAGTTTTGTATGTTGTTGCTGACGTAGTTGAAGGTGAATCTAGATAAATACAACCAACTGATCCAAAAGATAAAGTAAGTGTTGAGTTAGTATATCCAGCATTATTAGCAAAAGTTGCAATAACAGAAGCTCCTCTTAATAATTTTAAAATCATTTGGTTTCCAGCATTTGCTGAAGATTTATCACAACCAGCTTGGTTAAGTAATACTAAAACTTTATTTGAACTTGAAACTGGAGTGATTGATGCAGTTAAAGTTGTATCAGCTAAAGTATTTGTACTATTTCTAGTTTCTGTAGAAGTAGAACCTTGAACCACTTGTAAAACTTTTTTTGTATTTTTTATTAATGCCATTTATTACTCCTTCGGATTTGCGTCTTTGATTGCTTTAATTTTTTTAGCCCACTCGCCTGTTGTATCTAATTTTCCTGCAACTATATCCTTATATATGAGGTCGAGCTGGTCCCCAATATTTCCATAGGAATTTTTTCTAGTTGCTCTTATGGCATTATTGTTTTCTTCAGTAGTTGCAGCAGAGTTATAAGATGCTAGTTGTTCTGAAGTAGGTTGTGCAAGACTATCAATATTCCATTCGGTAATTTTTGCACCAGTACCATCAGAAAAATCTTTTACAATTACATCTTTTCTAAAATCTAAATTAGATATACCATTTGCTTCTGCATAAAGTTTAATTTTGGTTGCTAAGCTTGTCATATTTTACCCCTAACTAATTAATTTAAAAACTGAAAATTCGCTTTGTTGTTCATTACCAATTAAATTTATTGAACCACCTGAACTTTGATAAGCAGTAATATAATAAACATGAGTTGCAGTAAGTGATGCTATTACTGTTCCAGTTATACTGTCGCTAGCTTCATCATGTCCCATTTGAACTGAATAAATATCTCCAGTACCATCTTTAACTATAGAAAGAGCAGAATAAAACTCAGCACTACTATCAAATGCAAGTCTAATATTCATTAAATATTTAGCTGTTTCTGGAACTGTCCATTTATAATCTGAATTATTAAAGTCAGAGCCAATATCATAATGCTCAGTAGCAAAAGCTACAGTAGTTGCAGTATTATTTGCAACACTTTGATTAGAGGATATTCTAGCTGAAAACATTGGAGTATTAACTGTTTTAATTAAACTGTAATCAATTCTCTTAAGTGTCCCTGCATCTGAAATAAGTAGTTCATCTGTATCTGCCGGAGCATCTGTAAGTGCCGTCTCACTAGAAATAATATCCTGTGCTAATTTTGCATTGGTTATTACCCCGTCCGAAGGCGTCCCGATGTCGAGCACGTTACCTAAAGCTATTACAAAATCTATACTATCGTTACTAGTCAATGCACTTGAAAATGAGAGAACAGCACCAGCTACAGTAAAACTAGAGCCTGGTTTTTGTATTACTCCATTAAGGCTGACAATAAGGTGGTTCGCCGATTCAGGAATAAAATTTGTTGATCCTGATTGTAATGTATAATCAGCAGTAGCCGATGCTGATAAAGCATCCATTACTACATAATTGCCAATCTGGGGCTCACGTCCAATGTAGGCCATATATTATTCTCCTTCTGGATTGCTTGGCATTAAAGTATTTATATGAGCTATCCATTCGTCAATAGTTTGACCATTTAATGTATCAAAATTTGGTTTACTAACTGTTGATGGTAAGTTTCTTAAATCATTTCTATAAGTAACATAAGAAGCTTTTAAAGCATCTGGTACATCTGTACCTTGCGACCAATCACTCTTTTTTAATAACTTATCTCTTAATAGTCTTAATACTTTCCACCAATGACTATTCATAGCAGCTTCTTTTGCATTTGCTAATTCTTGGTCAGTTGGTTTTGTTATTTTTGTATTTTTCCAAATTAATTGAGTTCCTGTTCCATCTGCATTATTTTGTAAATAATAATCATCTTTATCCATATCATTTTCTAAATCAGGAAAAAGATAAGGTACTACTAAATTTAATCTTCTTGAATTATGTATTGTCATATTAAATCACCTGCGCCATTTTCCATGCCATAAATAAAGTTCTATAAGCGCTACCATGTAAAGAAACATCTCCACCAGCTGCGGTTTTTGCTAATATATAAGCTTTTACTTCATCTCCTTCAGAAAGTGCATTACCACCCCAAGTCCAAGACATATCAACAACTGATACTTTATCCATATCTGTTGACCATTGTCGTACCATTTGACCTCTATTAGCTCCTTCTACATAAATCATTGGTTTTATATAATATATATCGTCAGTTGGTTCGTTTCCTATAGACCACATCATGCTAAACATATAATGTCCAGCACCACCTGTTGGAACTGTGAACGTATTACTAGCCCAGACGGTATCTGGATTTAGTGGTGCTGTACCATTACTAAATTGTATTTGTGTTACTGTATTATGAGATATTGTTTGTGCTGCATTATGACAAACTTTAAAAGCTGGATAATTACCCATCCATTTAGCATCTATTCTTTTAAGAGCACCACCATCATTTAGTAAGACTTCATCATCTACTGCTGGGGCTGTGGCTAGAGCTGTTTGACCAGTAATTGCAGTTGCATCTAAATGTTCGTCAGAAATTGCATCATCAGGAATTTTAGCAGCAGTAACTGCATCTGCTGCAATTTTAGCTGTGCTAATTATTCCATCTGTAATGTCAGAGCTAACTAAAGCTGCTGCTGCTGGTTTTTTACCAATATACATATTACGTTATCTCCATTATAGACAATGTGCCTGATATTTTATCAGCTACAGAACAGTCTATTTTAATTTCATCTGTAGTTTCTAATACAACTTTTCCACCGGATAAAAGCTCCAAAGAACTCCCGGCTGGAATTGACACATCTTTAACTAAAAAAGATGTTCCATTTGTTACATTATTAGCTCCACCTCTACTACCTGTATCACTAACTAATTCTACTTCAACAGTAACTGCTGAACTATGAATATTAGTTAAGATTAAACCTAGCACCACTGTTGTGGTACTTCCAGCTACAGTATACATTTTGTAAGCTGTGCCGGCACTAGCGGGTTCTGCTGCGAAAGTTACTACTTTAAACGTGTTGGCCATATATCCTCCTAAAAATTATCTTTATACATCATCCCAAGGCGATTGCAAGCGCAGTGGGGTCCTCAATTGATGTATGGTTAGTTCCAGCTAAATTTAATGTATCACAATATAGTGTACCATCAAAATATCCGTCTTTAAATTCTAGCGATGAGGTACCTAAATCTACATCATTATCTGTTACTGGAGCTATAACTCCATCAGCCATTGTAAATTGAGCTGTACCACCAGCTGAAAAAGCTAATGTATCTGCAGCACTGAAATAAAGTCCTGAGTTAAGATCACCTGTATTACTAATAGAAGGTGCACCTGCTGTTCCATCGGCTGCTGATATTTGTCCTCCAGCAACTATTACACCACTAACATCAAGAATACCATTTACGTCTACTGTTGTTGCTGTAATTTCTACTTCTGTATCAGCATCAATATCTAATTGACCATCTGTACTTGAATTAATAAATAAAGCTGTATCTCTAAAACATAATTTATTTGTAGAATTTAAAGTTAAACCTGTGCCATCTGTGTGAGTTAAAGTTGTATCTTGGTCATCTCCAAAATTTATAACTGCACCATCATTAAAAAATGCATCGTTAAATTCTAATGCTGTTGTTCCTAAATCAGCACCACCTGAAGCGTCTGGTACAAAAGCAGTTTCTGCTGTAATTGTAGCACTTCTTATATTAGAAGTTCCATTATCTATTGCACCAAATCCAGAAGTTATAGAACCAGAGTCTAATGCTCCTGTTGTCACAATGTTTCCACCGCCAACATTATGACTTGCAAAATAAGTAGACACAGTATCGACGTTAGTCATTCTCATTGTGCCACCATCATTAATTAAAATACCGTCGCCACTTGCGACCGCCGTAGTGCCTCTTGCAGTACCACCATCTATTAAATTAATTTCTGCTGCTGTTGCTGTTACATTAGTTCCACCAATATCTAACGTTGTTACAGAAATTTCTCCTGCAACTGTTGCAACACCAT